CAGTCGAAGGGCTTCGACTTCTGGCTTAAGCACATGATGGGAACCCTTTCCTCGGGTGCCCCGACCGGTGGTTTCATCACTCACACTGCGACCCTGGGCGACCTGAACGGTAAGTCGTTCACGGCTCAGGTTGGCCGTGTGGACAACACCGGTACGAAGATTCCCTTCACGTACGAGGGTGGCAAGGTTAAGGAGTGGGAGCTTTCCAACGCGGTTGACGAGCTTCTGAACCTGTCCGTGTCGCTCGACTTCGCGAAGGAGACGATCGGGGCCGGCACTGGTGCCTATGTCCTGGCGACCCCGACGTATGTGGCGAGCACGAAGCTCTACAGCTTCGCGGGTGGCACGGTCACCGTGGGCGGTTCGTCCTTCGACATCTCCGACTTCTCCCTGAAGGCCAGCAACGGCCTTAAGGATGACCGGTACTTCATCCGCAACGGCGGTAAGAAGTCCGAGCCGCTGGAGTCCGACCTTCGCAAGTACGAGTGGAGCATCAAGGGCGAGTTCAGCGGCACTACGCACGTTCAGCGCGTCGCTTCGGCGATTGCGAGTGGTGCGGTGGCCGATATAACCGTTCTTTGGGATGGGCCGGACAGTACACAGTTCAAGGTTCAGATGCCCTTCGCGCGGTTCGATGAGGGCCCGGTCACTGTCGGCGGCCTTGAAGTGGTCGGCCACGACCTGTCTGGTATCGCCCTGACGGACGGTACCGCGTCCCCGGTCACGATCACTTACAAGGCTCTTCAGTAAGGGCCTCTTTTTTTGCCCTGTAACTAGCATTGAATCTGGGGGTTCTGGCCCATGCCTCAGCATGGCTATGCCGCGAATGTTGAAGGCTTGGGCCAGTTCACCCGCGCTCTTGCGCGGATCGGTGCTGACGGTCTTCGCGATGAAGTGAAACAGGCCAACTTCGACGTTGCCGACAAGCTAGCGGATGCGGCGAAGTCAAAGGCCGGTGGGCTAAGCCGACAGCAGAAGTCGGCGGCCCAATCTCTCAGGGCTACCAAGACGCAGAACTATGCGGCTATTCGCCTCGGTTCTGCCCGCAAGCCTTACGCCCTCGGCGCCGAGTTCGGCGCGAAGAAGCGGACCCGTGGGGGCCGCATTGTCGCTGGTTTCCGCCCGTGGCGCGGCAATCAGTGGGGCGGTTGGGGCGGCGGTCCCGGTTACTTCCTTCACCCTGCGATCCGGGATAAGGGCCCTGAGCTTATCAACGAATACATGCGGGCTATCGACCGCATTACACAGGAGGCATTCCCAGAATGAGCACGCCCGAGACTGTCGCGCTTCGCATTGACCCTGACGTCCTGACCATCGGTGATCTCGAAGACTTTGAGGACGTTGTGGGCAAGCCCCTTTACGACGTTCTCCAGCCGAAGCCGGTTCTCGACGCCGAGGGGAAGAAGGTTCTTGACGAGAAGGGCCGCCCCGAGCTTCAGACGCAGATTTCCACGAAGGCCCTTAAGGCTCTGATCTGGATTTCGCAGCGTGCCGAGAAGCCGGACTTCTCTCTTGAGGACGCACGGAGCGTGCGCGTTTCCGCCCTCGAACTGGTCGGGGTGGACGACCAGGGAAACGAGGACGGGCAGAGCGCCTAAAGGAGCGGGCCGCGTTCTGCCATTTCTACCGCATGACTCCCGGCGAAGTGCGCCGCATGACTGCGGCCGAGTATCGAGCTTTCTGCGAGTACATGAACGAATTCAACGCTAACCGGGGGTTGTAATGGCGGGCGATCAGAGGACGCTTCGCGTTGTCGTTGTGGGCAACGCGAACCAGGCTCAGAATGCCCTTCGGCAGCTTGGTTCGGATGCCGAGAATCTAGAACACCGTACGGGTCGGTTCTCGGGCGCCCTGTCGGGCCTCGGGGGCCGTCTCGCGACCTTCGGCGCCACTGCTGCGGCCGGTATAGGTGCGGCGGCCGGCGCGGTCGGCGTTTCTGCATTCCATGCCGCGGCCGATGCCGAGACGATTCAGGTTGCTTTTAAGACCCTGACGGGTAGTGCCGACAAAGCTAAAGAGCACATGGCGGACCTTCAGAAGTTCGCGGCTAACAGCCCGTTCGACTTCAAGGGTCTCGCCAATGCGTCCGTGAAGCTTCAGGGTGTTGGTGTCGCAGCGAAGGACGTAATCCCGCACCTTACGGCGTGGGGTAATGCCGCTTCGGCTATGGGTGTTTCGGGCGAGAGCTTCGAGAACGTTCTAGGGGCCCTGTCTCAGGCCCTCGGAAACGGCAAGCTCGGGCTTGAAGACTTTAACCAGATGGCAGACAACGGCCTTCCGGTTATCGGCCTTCTCGCGGACGCTATGGGCGTTTCTCAGGGCAAGGTTCGTGAGATGGCCACGGCCGGAAAGCTGGCAACCGATAAGGTCATGCCGCTTCTCGAAGGCATCATGAACAAGAAGTTCGGTACGGCTATGGCCGATCAGTCGAAGACTGCGAATGGTCAGCTTTCTTCGCTTGCCGATAACTGGGATCAGCTTCTCGTCAAGATTGGCACTCCGCTTCTTCCGATAGGTAAGGCCGCTATCGGCGGCGTGTCGACCCTGATCTCTAATCTCGGGAAGTACACGGCTCCCCTCGGCGCGCTTTTCGACAAGGTGAAGCCTGCCCTGTCGGGCGCGTTCAGTGGCGGGGCCGGCCTGATACAGCCGGTTCTCGCCGAGGTTCGGAAGCTTAAGCCGAGCTTCGACAAGATGGTTTCCTCGGTCGGTCCGGTCCTGGCGAAGATCGGCGAGGTTCTTCAGACTTCGGTGATCCCGTTCTTCCGGGACCTGATAAAAGCCGCGTTGCCTGTCTGGGGCACGATTGCCCGGGTAGTCATGGGCACCGTGATTCCGGCGCTTATGGGCCTGGTCCAGACGGTTCTACCGCACTTCCAGAAGTTCGTTAACTTCCTGCGGACGACCGTGGTTCCGATCCTTCAGGGCATGTTTAAACAGGCTCAGCCTGTTCTAGTCCAGTTCGGAAACACCTTCAAGACTGTGGCTCAGGCTATCGGCGTTGCGGTCAATGTCCTGTCGCCGATCCTGCAAATCCTCTGGAAGTTCCTAGGCCCCGTAATCATCTCGACCCTTATGGGTCTGTGGTCCGGCATTGTCGGCGTGATCAAGGGTGCCCTGAACATCATTCAGGGTATCGCGAACGTCTTTATCGGCATCTTCACCGGTAACTGGTCGAAGGCTTGGAATGGCGTAAAGCAAATCTTCACGGGTCTCTGGCAACTCATAGTCGGAGCCTTCAAGATTTACATTTACGGCTCGATCGTCGGTGTCCTGCGCGGTGGTATCGCGAAGGTCGCGATGATGTGGCGCGGTGGATGGGCCGGAATCAAGGCCGTCTTCATGGGCATCTGGAACTTCATTAAGGGGCTCTTCTCCGGGAACCTCGGCCGAATGGGAAGCCTTGCCTCTAGCGGCATTGCCCGAATCAAGGGGTTCTTCTCGAACGGCTTCCGGGCCGTCTATGACGCGGTGAAGTCGAAGATGTCTTCTGTCGTCACCACCGTGAAGGAAATACCGGGGAAGATATCGAGTGCCCTTTCTGGCCTGCCTGGCAAGCTGAAGGAAATCGGCAAGAACGTCATCATGGGTCTTGTCAACGGCATTAAGAATTCCCTCCATCTGGTCATGGGTGCCGCGCAATCCATCATCGACAAGATCCCTGGTCCGATTAAGCATGCGCTCGGCATTAAGTCGCCGTCGCGCGTCATGATGGCAATCGGTAAGTGGATTACCGAGGGTCTCGTTAAGGGCATGCTCGGGGGCTCGAAGAAGGTTGCGGCTACCTCGAAGAAGCTTCATGAGCTGGTCACGAAGGCTTACAAGGCCGGAAAGATCAGCAAGAAGAAGAAGGATTCCCTTAACGACTACATCACCAAGCAAAACAAGAAGCTGATGAAGCTCTCGAAGGAGCGCGAGTCGATTCACAAGAGGCTCACGGCCCTTCAGACGAAGCTCACCGACATGAAGAAGGCGAAAGCCGACATGGCTTCGTCGGTGTCCTCGAAGGCTAAGGACTTCGGTTCCTTTATGGGTGCCTTCGACTCCTCGGAGTACGGCGACAACTCGGCTAGCGCGATCATCGGTCGCCTGAAGGCGAAGCTTAAGCACATCGTCGATTTCCGGAAGAACCTCGGGCTTCTCGCGAAGCGCGGGCTCGGTAAGGGAATCATTGCGGAGATTGCTCAGGCTGGCCCCGAAGAGGGCGGCAAGATGGCCGAGGCCCTGCTTAACGCGAGCGGTAGCCAGATCAGTGAACTGAACAGCGTCAATAGCCAGATCGGAAAGCAGTCCGACAACCTCGGCAAGTTCGTTTCTGGCAACTACTACGACGCCGGTATTCACATGGTCAACGGGCTGGTCAACGGCCTGAAGTCCAAAGAGAAGCACCTGACCAAGGCTATCGAGAACATGTCGAAGCAGATGGTTAAGGCCCTGAAGAAGGCCCTGGGGATCAAGTCTCCTAGCCGTGTCTTCATGGGCCTCGGTGGCTTCACCGCGGCCGGTTTCGCGCACGGCATCGCGAACGGCCAGGGCGACGTTCAGAAGGCCGTGGACGTCATGGCCGGCACTCGGCCTACGGGTCGACTCGCACGGCGTTCCATGGCGCGAGAGACGGCCTTCCGGGCCTCTTATGCGGGGAACGCTGCCCCTGTCGTCCACGTGACGGTTCAGGGCAACGTGACGGCCGAGAAGGCCCTAGCTAAGTCGATCGCACTCACGGTGCGAGACGAGATTGTCAGAAACGGTAAGCGAAACGGCGGAAGGACGGGTCTCTAATGGCGATCCCCTCGGTTACGGTCGAGGTCGCGTTTGATGGAGGCCCGCTCTCCAGCTCTTACACGTGGACCGATATCACGGACTACGTGAAGGGCTTTCAGGTGCAGAGGGGCCGGAACGATGAGCTTGGCTCTATCGAATCCGGCACCCTCGGCCTGACGCTCGACAACTCTGACGGCCGCTTCACTCCGGGCAAGGTGACCTTCACTAGCAACCTGGCGAGTCAGTCGACGGTGACGGTTGACCTGTCGGGCAGGGCGAACAACACGATGGTTCACGAGTGGGTCATGAGCGGTCTTGACCAGGACGGCCTTACTCGCGTTGCGTCCGAGCGCATTTGGACGAACGGACCCCGGGTGTCGGGCTACTTCTCGCTGAAGTGGCTCGACGCTGGAGGGGCAACCCTTAAGTGGGTGATCGGTACCCGCTTTGTGGCTGACTCCACTCAGGCCGTTTACACGCACATGGAGGCGCCCCCTGCGGGTGCCGTCTCGTGCCGTGTTCAGTTTTGGGCTGACACCTACCCGGACGGGAACACCTCGGTCACGTTCAACGGGGATAGCCAGTCTTGGAAGAAGGCGGCCCCGTATTA